TTCACCTTCTGGATTCCAAGAACCTTGGCCGTGTGTTCCGCGAATTCGACAATGAAGTTAGGATCTGCCAACCTCGGGTCTTTGCGGCTTTTCGCCGCTTCAATCCGGTCGGTGAGCATTTCCGAAAAGTCGGGGTTGAAAACCTCGCTTTCCTCATTGAGTTCTGGATACATCGCCTCAACCGCATCGACTGCCGCAACATACCCGGACTGGTAGGATTGACGCCGGGATTGCAATTCGCGGGCGGCAATTTCAGAGCGGACAAGATCAAGGTTCAATTCCTCAATCTCGGTTGTCAGGCGGTCAACCTCGGGTGCCAGATATTCCTCATTCGCCTTAGTGCGCTGTTCGCGCAGGCTGGCGATCTTGGCTTTTATGGCTGCTACCTCGGCAGGTGCTTCCGGCTGTTGAACGGGAGTCGGCGGAGTGGCCGGCGTCGTTTCGGCAGGGGCGGCGGGTGCCGCCTGCGGGGTAAGCTGTAGGATCGCTGTCGCAATATCCGGGGCTTGTCCCTGTCTGACGAGATCGAGCGCATCAGCCAACTTCTGCTTGTCCGCATCCTCCAAGGCGCGGGTTGACAGTCTGTTGGGCGGGCCTTTCGGCGTGGTTGGTTCTTGGATTTCCGTTGGCGGGACTTCCTCGGGAGGGGTTCCGGGTTCCGGCGGCGTCTCGGCTGGCGGTTCTTCACTCGCCGGGGGAGTTGTTGGCGTCGGAGGCGTAACCTCTGGCTGGGGAATCGTAACGGTGTCGCCCGCTTCAAGGGAATCCATGATCGAGGCGGCTGCCTCGGCATCCATTCCGCTGATAGCGGTTCTCAGATCACCCTGCGGCTGTGCGCCTGCGGCGGGTGTTTCAACTGGCTGTGGTGTCGGCTGTCCGCCTGGCACGCTAGGGTTGGTGTCGGTCATCGGCACGGAACCTAGCGACCATCAGGCGAGGCCATGAAGGGGCGCAACCGTTACGCGTTCATGGCGTAGTCCTGGCAACCTTCGGCGATGGATTCGGCGATGTCATCGGCACGGCTGGTCATCATCGCCCAATCCTCCCGGTTGCTGCCGAATCCAGGTTCATAGATCAGCATCACGGCGGCGGGATCATGCACGGCGGCATAGCCCCTATCATCGGGACCGAGTTCGTGTACGCCGCGATCCGCGTTGCCGAAGTTGGCATTTGTACGCTGGTCGATGAACGCTCCGAAAATCTTCCCTTTGACGCTGCCTTGGCAGCACAGCACCTCATGGCCGTGCGCGGGAGGCTCCGCGTCGTTGAAGTGGAGTTCTATTCCGGCGTTGCATCCGGCGGCGTCGATTTGCTTTGCCATCCATGCCATTGCGGCAGGGTAGGAGTCGCCATCGTAGCGGTTGAGGATGAATGATTCGAGTCCTCTTGCGGAGAGCTTGTCGGCAACCAGTAGCGCAAGATCGTTGTTGAACGTCCATTCGTTTTCGTGGCCATCCCATGAGACGGCCCCACCGTCGGGTTGTCCGTGGATTGAGCGGGAATGTCCTACACAGAGTGCGAATTTCATGATTGGCGGTAGGGTTGGAGTGAAAATGTCTCGCCTTTGACGGTTGCGGGTTGGCCGGGAAAGATCACGTACTCGATCACGTTGTCATCGGTGCCGCCCGTGTTCGGGTTGCCGCTCATGCCGAGGTCGCGGGCGCACTGGCATGACATTTCCCCGATCTTCGCGTGCGGTCCCACGTCGGCCACCACGGCGTCACACTCCATCCCGTTCGCGTGGTTGACGCAATGCGCCTGGCAGCCAAGTACGACTCCATGGACGGCCATCAGGATGAGTGGAGGCACGACGATGTAGGCGACCGATTCCGCGTCAACCGGCTTCCCGTTGTGGACAAGGCTGGTGCCCTGCTGCCAGTCGGGATCTCCGAAGCGGTTATCAGATCCGTCGTCGTCGATGCGGGCGTGTCCGGTCCAGGTGACCGCGCCGTTGTCGAGTTCGACGATGCTGCAATTTTCGATGGTTCCGAGCGTGTTCATGGGTGCGTTCTGTGGAGTATGTAGAGCGCGATAAGGACCAGGACGAATGCCGCCCATGCGAACACCATCACGCCGTCGATGTTGATTTTCACAGGATTTTTCCGACCTCGGTTTCGACTTCGCCAGCGAGTTCTTCCACTTCCGCGACGGCATTCCCGGCGAGGTGTTCGGCGGCCTGAGCCACAGCGTAGGCGGAGTGGACCACCTGACCGGGCAGCGCCTCGGCTTCCGCGACGATCTCGCCGGGGATGGCTTCCAGTTCTTTTGGCAGCGCGGCGATCTTGGCCTCGATGTGCTTGGCCCAATATTCATGGATTGCCGCTTCGATGAATTGACCGGCTTCGAGGGACTTCTTTTCCAGATCGCGGATCTCGGCGGAGATGTCTGACAGTATGGTTCTGATGTTCATTTTGTTAGTTTCGGTTTGGGAGATGGTTTGCGCTTCGCGGTGATGATTTCCACGGCCCGCTTCAAAGCCTCGGCATGGGTTTCTCCGGGCTGCCGGATATGGGCGGCGAGGGCGAGCGCTTCGCTGCGGGATGTCATGGTTTGGGCGGGTCGGTGGTGTTGTGGACGGCGTTCAGAAATCCGATTGCGCCGATTGCGAAAGCGAGAATCTCGACGCGGAAATGCGGGTTCAGGAAAGACGCGCACGAGCCGGTTAGGGCGATGATTCCCCGCCAGGTCGAATTTTCCAGAGAGCGGGCGAGGATCCATGGCCCGACCTGCCGCGCCTTGGCCACGATCCACCGGCCGGCGGTTTCGATCCTGAGAATCCAGCGGGCGACGGCGAATGCGATGCGGCTTGGTTCCGGCGGAGCGATAGGCGCCGCTTTCGGCTTGCGGACGCGCTTCTTGGCTGGCGGAGATTTCATTGCCGTTTGCGTTTCAGGTTCTCAATCTCGATGTCCCGCCGCTCGTTCGCGGCCCGGTCCTTCTTGGCGTCGTCAAGCGCGACTGATAGTTTAGCGGTGGCATCCGTCAAAAGCTCGTTGTTGCGCATCGCGATTTGAGCCTGGGCGTTCATGCGCTCCTTCACGTCGTTCAGCCCGGTTTTCAGCGCCGCAAGTTCCTCTCCCTGTCCATTGATTCTTACCAGATACTTGTCGCCGGATGAATTGATCGCCGCGAGAAGCTCGGCCTTCAAATCCGATCCCGACTGTTGTGTCATCAGGTTGCGCGTCTGGTCGGCTGACTCGTGCGCGGTCATCCGCTCCTTGTCCTCGTAATGCGAGAATGTTAGAAAGATAAGCCAAGCGAGCAACGCGGCGCAGACGGCGCAGATGAACTTCACTCCAAGGCTTTCGATGGCCATCCACAAAAGCCCCCTGTCGCTTTCGCTTTTGCCCATGAAGTCATCAACCTCGTGCTCGTGCTTGTCTGTCATAACACTTTGAAAAGTATGTTGAACGGTGGCGGGACGGTGAATTTGCCTGCCAGGACCAGGATTTGAATGACGAGCCATGCGGCGACGATCCCGATTGATCCCCACTTGATCCACAGCCACGCGTGATAGACCGGCTTCATTTTAGCGATCTCCGCGTCCCTGGACTTGATGGCCTTGTCCTTGTCGGATGATTCCTTGGACTTTTCGAGGTATTGCTTCTCGAGCGACGCCTCTTGCTTCCGCACGTCCGCGACTTCCCGGTCTTTCAATTCGCCCGCCGCTTCCGCAGCCATCAGGCGGTTACCGGTTTCGGTGATCGTCTCGCGCATTTCGTCGAGCGTGGACCGGATCGCGACGTTATCGGCTATCAGGCCGGTGGTGCGCTTGGTCGCCTCCTGCCAGAGCTGCGCCATCGAATTCAACTGCGACTCGGTGGCGGATTTCTGCACCCTCAGCTTGTCCGCCTCGGCCTCACCCTTTTCCATTTCGTCGCATAGCAGCTTGGTGGCGTCTTGCAGCGTGGCGACCTGGGTTTGCAACTTCACGGCGACAAGCTCGGTCTGGTGATTCGACGCGGCAACAAGCTGGATAGGCGCGGCAATCGGCGGCTGCTTGACGACCGGAGCGGGCAGCGGGTATGCGCCTTTCGGGGCGCACGCGGATAGCAGGATGGCGATGGCGGTGAGGTATTTCATCGGAGATTAATTATCATACATGAGAGACATGTGGCAACAGCGACGAACCATAAGCCCCAAAATATCAGGTCTTGATTTTCCGGTGTCATGCGGGCGGAGTTTCTTCGGGTGGCGTGCCGGCTGCGGGCGGGTCAACAGGCGCGGGTTCGGCGGGAGTCTCCACGGAAGGTTGTAATGCAGCGTGAGCATTGAGATGGTTTTTTCCGCCCCGAGAAAAGTGAAAATAGCGTTGATTTCCTCGTCGGGCCGTTGCCAGAGATCGTCAAAACCGGATTGCAGGAAGCCGATGATATTGCCAGCGTGCTGCCCGATAGATGTCATACGGCTGCGGGTGGCTTCGATCCATTGCTGGACGGTGGTTAAAGGTGGCAGAATGTCGTTTTGCATGGCGGTTAATAGTTGCGCATTTGGAGTTCGATGTTGAAAGCGGTGTATGAATTTGTTGCGGTGCTGGCTCCTGACGTGACCATGCACAGGCAGTAATAATGTCCGTCCGTCAAGTTGCTGACATCAAAATCGGACCCGATGACCCCGGTTGACGATCTCGCCGCCGGAGTGGTCACGGTTCCGGTGGTTGATCCGGCAACCACATTGCCGATATTGAAGACGATGTTGCCCGATCCACCGGCAGACGAGCTAGGCCGTGTAATCTCATAAAGTCCGAATGCGAAACTCGCTCCCGGTGCGGTTTCATTGCAATGAACATCCGCCTTGACACGCATTTTCGTCGTGCGCTCGTTCACGGTCGGATAATCCGCCGAATTGTAGCGAAACAAGTAAGGAATCTGCCCGGCAGTCTGTCCGCTTGGAATGAACACCGAATATGAGGCTGACGCCATCCATGTCTTGATACCTTGGAGCGCGCCGAGTGACATTTTCACTTCCTGCAACCGGATATAAGTCGCGCTGTTTATGTCTGCCGACGCAGCCGATCCCGACGCGATTCGGAACGCCTGTTGCTCGGTGGATGAATAGAAACTGAACGTCGCGCCTTGGTTCCACGTGGTCGCGCCCGCAATCGTGATTCCTCCGTTGGCGGTTATCAGGTCGGTCGATGTTGGCGCGGGAACCGACCATGTCGCGCCGGTATATCGGCAGCGGATAGACCATCGGGAAGCTCCATAAAGCGTGGCATTGCCGTCAAACAACACCGTTCCGCTTCCGATCCAGACTTCGTAGGAATCGCCCTTGACCAAAGCGCTCCCATCGATTCGCGTGGTGGGATGGGACACGCACACCGCACTTGCCGGAACTGTTGGTTCGGTGATATACCGGCCTCCGACAACCGCTGTAAACTGGGCGGTTTTCGTTTCTATCGCAAGAGCCGCGCCCAGATAGGCGGGTGTGGGTGGCGGCAGCGTGGTCCAGACGGGGCCAAGATTATCCGAGCAATAGCGATAAACAGGGCACTGCGATGGATTGTAATACACTCCTCCGATGGTGACCCCCGTGATGGTGGACAGGACATCATAGGACTCCCCGAGATTGCCGGTTGGCGGATCGGTTACGGTTACGCTCGCATTCGCCGTGGAATATCTGCCATAAGCGGCAGCGGTAAAATTACCATATTTTATTTCCCGGCGGCTGGCAGCGGCGATGTTTTCCGGCGTAAGCGGATCAACGCCGAGAAGCAGCTGGGTTGTAATCGCGAAAAGGACCGTTCCGCTCCCCGATCCATACGCGGTCACCAACGCGGAGGCGGCGGAATCCGCGTTGACCGCAGCGGCCACCTGGTCGGATGTCGGTGCCGTCCCGCCCCAGTAAGACGCATTGATGCCGACTGCGATAATGCCATCTGACACGCTGATTTTCGGACCTTCCGGATCCTTGTGCCGTATGGAAACCGATTGCCCCGCAACCCATGGAGCCTTTGCGACGTATTGCACGGCGGCTGTCCCCGTCCCGAGTATGGCTTGCGCATAGGGCACCTGGGCGGACGTTCCACCCAAAACGATCCGCGAGTCATTCCCCTGCGCGAATGTCCCGGCTGTCGCTCCGAAACTTCCCGTTGTTAAAACGCCGCTAGTCGTGGTGATGACCGGCAGTCCGGTCGCGCTACCGATGGCTCCCGCGTTGGTGATGTTGCCGTGGGAGTGATCCCCGTATGCCGCCGTGGTGTGAGTGGTTCCGAAGCCAGGAAAGCTAACCGTGGTCGAGGGGGCGGCGTTTACTTCCGACGCGTTATAACTCGGCTTTGTTGCTGCCTTAGCCCACGAATAAACATCTGATGCGGGACGCGAATCCGTAAGCGCCGCAACATGTGCCGTGGTAGCTTCCAACGCGGTTCCTGCGGTGGTGCCGAATCCGGGGAACTTATCACCGATGGCGGCGTAGAGTCCATCGAGCTTGCTCCTGATCGTGCTCCAGAGCGTCTTTTTCGGGATGTTCGCTGTCGGGGTGGCCTCGGAATCGAAAATGGCGAATCCGTCGCCGTCCGCGATGGTGGCTTTGCTCGTCGAGAACTTGGTTGTCAGCCCTGCGGCGGTCGGGACACGCTCGTCGGTGCCTTGGGCGGCTGTTGCCGCTCCAATGTCGCCCGCCACCATGGCGTTGCTGCCGCCAGTGGAGAGTGCGGTCTTGATCGTGCCTAATGACGGGATGTCCGTTGTTATCGCGACGGTCCCCGTTTTATCCGGCAGTGTGAGCGCTTGATTGTCTGTGAGGGTTGCCGGTTGGACAAGCATCATGTAATCGGATGCGGCATGATATAGGCAAAGCTGCGCTGTGATCGGAGATGGTTGGGATATGCCGCTCCCTATCGTTATCTGCTGCCACGCCGCAAGATAGATGACATTGGTTCCGCCCGAGGAATCGCGCTCCATCAGCGTGTTCACGGTTGGGATTACCGTCGCCGCGTTCACCGTTGTGGCTGTCGCCGCAGGAGCGAAGTCCCCGGTGTTCGCCAGCGATGCGCTGCCGAGGCTGATCCAGTGCGTGTCCGGTGACGTGCCGGAGTTCTTTGCGAGAACCTGCCCGGTGGTTCCGCCGGCCGGGACGCCGGGGCCGGTATTGCCTTGGGGACCGGGAACCGTGGAGTCCGCACCTTTGTCCCCTTTGTCCCCCTTATCACCTTTGCCACCCTGCGGCAGCACAAGGTTGAGCGTCTGGTTCGGCGACGTTCCGGTCAGCGTGGCCGATGCCGTCGTGCCGCCCGTCACGGAGCCGATGCTCAGGGTGTTCGCGGGTCCGGGGTTTCCGGTCGCTCCACGGGGAATGGTGATGTTCCACACCGCCTCATGGATGGTGCCGGAATTGGTGATGATGACCGGACTTCCTGGTGCCCCGGTGCTGATCGTCCCGAGGGTGACGGTCGCGGCGCTGCCGGGCGGTCCGCCGAGTGTGATCGGCGCGGTGATCCGGTTCTGAATCAGGGTGATCGGCGCTATGATTTCGTTTGCCATGCTCAGTCGGCTCCATTGGTGGTTACAACCTGGGTCACGCGGTAGAGGGTTTTTTTGTTGGTGTCATCGTAGATGGCTTCCAAGTCGCCCACCCATCTCCCGGCGGTCAGCGGGAACGCCAGAAAACCCATCGGGGCGATGTGAGCTTCCCATGTCGGCGGGTTGTTGCTCCCGTCGTGGTCGATGATGATCGGGTGATAGATTACCGCGCCTGATCCGCTTTCGCAGTGGAGCGCCACGTCTTTGGTGCCGTCCCGGCGGAATGACAGGATCAGCTTGGTGAGGATTCCCGGCAGGGAGTCGTCGTGCCAGACCGGCGGCGTGGCTGTGTCGTAGTGGCCGAAGGTGATGGGTCCGATCACGGGGATACCATCCCAGCTATCGCCTTCGGTCATCGGGTCGAGAGTGATGGGGACGGGGTCCATGGAGGGTTATAAGAATGCATAATAAGTTAAGGTTTTAATCCAACCGTCCTGCGTGGTGGTCGGATCTTCCTTCATGGCTTTCCAGACGCTTGCGGTACTCGCATCTCCGGGGGTTGCCAAGTAGATAGCCTCCCGTCCGAGGTGTGCGGGTGTTCCGGGGATAGCGTCAGCGCCGCTGGTAAAGGTCACAATGGCGTTGCCGATGGCTGGCACGTTCGAGGTGGTGCCCGTCGCCGCCAGCGGGAAGCCGGTCAGCGCCGCGATCTGCGCCGCCGTGCTGGTGGCCGCGTAACCGACACCGCCGGTCGAGCCGTCAGCCGCCTGGTCCCCGAATGCCGGGACACGCGTGCCGTTCGCGCTCACCACAAACGGGAAGTTGGCCATCCCCACAATCGCCGATGCCGCCTGGTAGGCCGCGTATCCGGCACCGCCGCCGGTGAACGAGTAAGGCCCGCCAACGGCAACCAGATCGGTCCCGCTTCCGGCAACCGATGTCGGCGTGTCATCCAGCGTATGGATCAGCGCCGCTATCGCAGTCGCCTGGTTGGCCGCCGTGGTCAGCGCCACCGCGTTGACACCAAGCGCCATCGTCTGAACCAGCGTGTTGATCGTGAATGTCTTCGCCGTGCTGAGTTTTGTTGCCAACAGATATGTGCTGAGGCTTGCCGCAGTCAGCGCCGCGTTGATGCTCGCCACGACATCCGTGTCCGTCGCCGCTGTCAGCAAGGCCGACGTGTTGGTCGGAAGATATACCACAATCGCGATGTTCCCTCCCGCGTTGGTCACAACCGTGTTGAGCGTCTGGGACGGCAGATTCGGGTTGTCCAGGATACACGTCACATGTCCGTTGCCCCACGTCCCGGCGTAGGCCGCCGTCGTCTCCACCTTGAACGATCCGTTGGTCGCTTCGGTCACTGTCAGCACCCCGACCGTTCCCGGGCCGGTGGCGAGCAGCAGATTGTAATTCGGCGCGGAGAACGTCCCTGTCGCAGCCGCCTGAGATGGCTTCAGAAGAGTAGCCCCGAACGGGTTGGTGTTTGTTGGCAGCGCGACATTGATCCGCCTGGCGTTGCCAGCCGATCCAGGGGTCGTGAGGGTGCTGGTGATCTTGTGGCCGGTCCCGCCCGCGCCGACATCGAACGCGCACACTCCCGCCGCTCCCGCAGTACTCGGCAGATAGACGTTGTAAACACTTCCCACGACCTCACACCGGCCGGCGTAGGAGTCCACCTGCGGGTCATAGAAATTGATCGTCTTGCCGTTGCCAACCGTCCCGGCAACAGGCCATGCCCACGTTACCGCGTTGCCGCCCGATCCGCTTGTCGCCGTCGCTGTTGCCCCGGCGTCCGTCACCGGCGTGACGTTGATGTTGTCGCCGTCAATCGCGAATGACAGCGGAGTGTGGGCCGATGCGCCCGGGTCGAGGATGTTGAGAACCTTGCTGTTGCCAGCCACGCCAGCCGTCTTATTGGTCCACGTCACCCCGTTTGCCGTGCCTGCGGCGGCGATGGCCGCCACATGGTTGACCGGCTCTCCGTCGTAGGTTGCCTGTTGCAGTTCTGCGGTCAGTTCATCGGCGGTGTAAGCGTCCCCCGTGATCCTGTCAATCAGCCGCAGCGCGTAGCGGGAAACGGTGCAGCATTCCTCTTCTTGGGAGTGGTGCGGCTTGAAGAGCTTGGAGAGCTTCCTGAAAATGTTCGGCTGTTCGGTTGTGGTTTGGCCTGAAACACGGTAGGCGGGCTTCGGAAGGGTTTGATCGGCTGGCGTGTTGCTCATGATGGTTTGCGGTTGGAATTATTGCTGTGGCGGTTCTGGAAAGGTAGCGGGGTCGGGCGCGTTGGGGTCAGGCTGGCTGCTGGCGGATTCCGGGGAGGGTTGGGTGCCGTCCGGTGCCATCGGGGGTTGTTGCCCGTCTGGCGGCATTCCCTGACCCTGCTGCGCCTGCATGGTGGCAAGGAATTGCTGGAACAATGGCTGCAACTCGGGCGGCAGCATCGCCATGATGCCGGCAACATCCGTCACCGCCTCCCGGACGATCTTGTCCGCGTCGTTGAATTCAAGCGCCTTCACGGCTTCGATGAACATCCGCCGTTGCGCGGTCTTTTCGTTCTCAGGAAGTTGGACATACTGCGCCATGATCTGAATCGCTCCTTGGGCATTCTTGAGCTTGGTCTGATTCTGGCTCAGCGTTAGGGAGAGGCTGACATTCAGGCGTAGTCCCTTCACGTCCCCGGCATTGATGGTCTTCACCTCCGCGTCCTTGCCCTCGCCCCATGTGAACGTCTCATCGTCGGTCTGGTTGGCATAGACGAGAAACACGGAGAATTCCACCGCATTCGTCAGGTCGGAAGCCATCTGGCTGATCGGAACCTTCAACAACTGCGCGCCCCGGCTGATGATCTCATTCGTTCCGGTGGCGGTGTTGGAACTTGGAACGCCCTTCATCTCGCCCTGCGCGGCGGACGTGATGCCTGAGTGCATCTGCGCCATCTGGTGCGCCCGGTCAAGAAGCTCAAGACCTAGCTTGGAATTTTCCGGGATTTGAGCGAAACTGAGAAAATCCGCCATCGTCTTGTCCGGCTTCAAAACGTAGGTCTTGTTCGGGTCAAGAATCAGATTCTCCTGGTCAAGCTCATCCTCCACGGCATCAACATGCATGCCTTTGATCGGGAAGCAGGATTGCCGCTTGATGTAGGTCGCGGTGTTGAAATGGGTGTCAACCGTCATGTTGGCATCGTGGTATTTCTCCAGATAGCCGCGACCAATGATCCGGTTCGGAACCTTGAAACACCGCACGGCGAACACCGGAAGCATCCCGCCCGGAGTGTCTTCCTTGAGGTATTCGGCCCGCAGCATCAGGTTGATCGAAGGGGCGAACACGGCGTGAATCCGCACCGGGTTGTTCTTTTGGAACGGGTCAACCCTCGTAAATCCTTCGATGAGTTCAATCTGAGGGTTAGCCTCCAAGGCGGAAAGCTCCGCCGTCTGGTTGCTCGATTCCTCTTCCCGGTCGGCGCGGAGTTGGTCGGTCCCGGTGAGAATCAGCGACCGGAGTTCAATGTGTTCCTTTTCGTCCAGCTTGTAGAGGCTGACGGCATCCAATAGGCCGATTCGGAAGCGGTGGAAGAATTCAGTGTGCCGCAGGTTCAATTCCGGCGCGAGCGTATCAAAAGCCACGTCCCGGAAGTCAAGCAGGCTGGCCGTGAGGTTGTCGTAAATGACGGAAATATCCGGCAACTCCATCTGCCGCCACTCGACATCCGCCCCGTCAACATCCTCCGGGAGTTCGGAATGATCCCGCACCATGTCACCGCCAATCCCCTCAAGCGGGGCATTCTTAGACTTGGAATGCGCCACAAAATCAACCGTGGTCGATTGCTCGATGTCCTTCAACCACCCGATCTTGACGAACGCCGTGCCGATGTCGCAGGCGGTCAGAATCCCGTCCGTGAGGGTTTCCTGAAGGTCGGACTGGTCGAATTTCCACTGGCAATGTTTCGGCAGGATGTCGGCAAGATCGTTGTCCTTTACCCCTTGCGGGGTTGCCGCAAGCCATGGTTTGGTGCCGAAAATGTCACCCTTGGCCTGGGCGAAGGCGAAGTCAGAAAACCCGCTCGCAACCCCGAGGGATTCGTTCTGATGCTCAAAAATGCTCCGTAAGGCGTCCGAAACATCGGTTTCCAGCCGTTTCTTCCGGTCGGAGTAGTTGCCCCGCGATTCCCGCTCTTGAATCTCCCACGCGGCCCGCTGAGAACTGAGATTCCGGTGAAGCGTTGTCCATCGGTCGGTGAGGTATTGGAGAAGCCATTTCGTCTGGTGATCGTTCATTTTCCGCCCCAACACGGTCTTTTCTCCCCCCATGTTCTTCATGGTTTTCACCTGAGCGCCCATTTCGGCAAGCTGGCGCTGCCTGGCGGTCGGGCGAGGGTCATGAATAATCATGCGGGACTCTTAGGGGCATCAGATTGCCGGATTTAGGGGCGCAATTACAAGATTTCGGTTGCAATGTCCGTTAGGTTGTGCCAATTCCAGCGCATGAGCAAAATTCCAATGCCCACGTTGAGACTCCGCCAGCAATGTAGGAAACTGCTTTTTCAAATATCCGAAACCCACAATCTGCCCCCGGCTGTGATTGTCGCCCACAACCGGCAATACGAGGTTTGCGAGGCCCGTCAAAAGCTCGTTGTCGCCATGGTCGAGCAGATAGGGCTTCCCCGCTACGTCGTCGCCATGTCGATTGGCCGGCATCCACGGCGCATCCGTGCGGAAGTCCTGAACGGCCACGAGAAGGCGGAAAGGCGCGTCCGGGAGGAGTCGAAGAAGGCTTTGGCTGGGTTGTTATGAATCCAAAACCATCCAAGGGGTTGACCCTACCTTTGATACTGCCGAAATCAGGAGAATTGAAAAAATATCTGGAACGTCCATCGTCTTCGTTCGAGGGGCAGACCACTCATTTCTTGCAGGCGATAACCTATTTTCAAGCGAGGGTCATTCGTCATCGTTTGAATCGCTTTTCGGCACCCCACGAATCTTGAGGAACTTTTGAAACTCCTCATGCCGCTGTTTGATGGCGCGTTGATACATCTGCTTCTGAGGTCCGGTGAGCGTTTTGACAAATGCCGACTCGGTTTTCCAACTCCCTGAAAGCGGTCGATTGTTGTTCATCGCCTTGAAAATCTCATCCGGCCTTTTTATTTTGTTGTCAACCAAGCGGTGATATTCGATAGCGGCGTGCTTCAAATTGTCCTGGCGAATTGCCGCCCTGAGCGGTTCATAGTCACTTGGCGCGAATACCGATTGAGATTCCTTCTTGGCGTCGGCGCGAAGTTTCGGATCGGCGTTGTTTTCCTTCCACTTTGTGACCAGCCGGTGAATATCCTGCATTGGAGATTCCCTGAGTCCGCTGGCACCCATGGATTGAAAGAACGAATCCCACACGGTTTTGTCATCGCGGAACATACCGGAAACCTGAATAGGAGCCAGTCCCTTGAAATCCTCCGCGATTTGCTCTTGGTCACTAAGTTTGCGGCCCCGCGTGTCCGTTCCCTTCCAGAATCGCAGCATTGGCGCTGTCGTCATTGGATTGAGCCGATTCTCAATGAATCCACGGAAATCTGAAAGCGCGTGGGTTGTGTCACCAATCACGCTTCTCATGGACCACCACTTGTCACCGATCTTGACCATGAATGCGTGTTTCCAGTCGTTTTCCGGGTCGCCGTGAGACAACTGATTCGACACTCGCGCCATCGTGTAGAGGGTTAGCATCATGGTCGCGAGCGCAAACCGCTCTTCATGGCCGGTGCGGGTAAGCGCCTTGGCGACGAATCGCAGGCGTCCTTCACCGAACTTCGGGGCGAGGAATGCCAAGCGCAAGATCCTGTCCACTGCTGGATTTCTGCCGTTCTTCCCCAAAATCAGCGGATTGAGTTCACCGAAAGCGTTGTTCGTCATGTCCGCTATCCGATGGCCGATTTCCTCATCGGTGTATCGTTTGAACAGGCCGAGTTTGTCGGTCATGAATTTCGGAAGGTTGGCGCGGGCGAAGTCTCCCGGATTATCCCTCATCCACTTGGCGCGGGCAAAGGCATTCACAAATGTCCCGTAGGTCATACGTGGAATCAGCTTTTGGAATTGAAACTCCGTCCACGCCTTTGAAAATGGTCCCAAGAGGGGAATCTTGTTAACCAGCAGCCCCGATCCGATTCCTTCCGCTGCCGCCGATATTTGTCCGGGTGGGGTAAACACCTGAATTCCATAACCCAACGCTTCCTGAACCTCCGGGCTTTCCGGGTCGATTTCGGTAGCCATGTGCTTGAACACGTTGCCCCAATGGAAAACGTCATGGGTTCCGACATGAACCGTGTGAAATAGCGACGGCAAACCCAGCTTCATCCCTTTCAGTTCGGAACTCACATTCAAGGCGGTGCGCATCATCATCGAAGGTGTCAGACGGTATTTGTCCATCATGTTCGCAAGCCGCTGGTATGCTTCCGGGTGAACGTAAAGTTCCCCCTCATATATGACCGTCTTGCCGGTTTCCGGGTCCGTGTCGGCCCATTTCCACCGCCGCATTGATGAATGATCCACGGGACGATAACCCTGCATGTCTGCATATTTTGCCTGCGGGCGAATCAGGACCGTGGTGGAGTCCCGTGATTCAACCTTTTCGCCTGGCTTCAATGCGGCTTCCGCTTCCTCTTTTGTGTCGAACGTCTTCCGCGCCCTGCCGCCATCCTCCTTCACTACGGCGAACTTGTTTGATTCAATGACTTGCCGGGTTCCGGTTGCTGCCAGCAATGGCGATCCGTCCGATGCATCGAGGCCAGAAAGTTTCTCAATGAGTTCCCGGCTGGCAATCGCCTTGTCAAGTTCGTATCCGTATCGGGGAATTATGACTGCCGGGTCAAGGAATGGTTCTTTGCCCTGCTTGATTCCTTCAAGGATGGTTGGAATCTTCCGTTGTTTGGCGTAGTCGAAAGACTCATTCACCATGCCGTTCTTCATCATCCCGGACATTTGCTTTGGCATATTGTCCGCGTTTTTCCAAACGTGAGTCGCGTAGTCCTCGCGAAGCTGCCGCAAAACATCCGCGTCAAGTCCCTTGTCTCCCGCCTCGCTCCAGAAATCATCCATCATTTCAGAAAGATCGACAACATCCTTGCCACCCTTGGCCGCTTCTTCCAAAACCTTTCTGATTTCTGGTTTAGTATCTTTCGGAAGGTTTGCCAAAGTATCATTGATGGCCGCGATCTTCTCTTCACGGGTTCCCGGAGTATCTGACCAAATATGCGCTGCCCCTCTTGTGGTTTCGCTCTTGAAGCGTTTCGCCATTTCCTGACCAACTCTGGTATGTAGTCCGGCAGCCGTTTGCTCCTTTTGGTGGAATTCAAGAACGGCACGCTTGGCATCATCAATGGAATTGATTCCTTCAAGCATCTCCTTCGCCCTCGGTGCCACGGTTTGAGCCATCGCCCACGCGCCGCGAACGGCATCCTTTCCCTTTGCCCATGCCTGAGCAATATCGACATACCACGGCTTACCATCCTTCTTACCGGTCTTTGGCCTGATTTTCAACTGGTCTATCAGGTGGCGTCCAGCTGAATACTCGCCTTCTCTGGCGGTCTTTGCTCCGGGTCCAAGCGGGACCGTGATTCCTGATTCGTTCATGGAATCCATCTTTTCGGCAAGCGCCTTAGTTGCATCAGCAAGGTCCGTTTTCTCTTCCGGGGAAAGTTCGCTTTTGGCTGAAAGCCTCCGATAAACACCAATCGAGGGTTTGCCTTTCTCCCCACTCTTCACCTTGAAAAGATCGGAATCCGGTTTAGCGGCGTTGGCAAGCTCCTTGAATCGTTCAGTGGGTGTCCCATCTTCCGCAAGGAATTCGGAAGCCGGGGGATTTTCACCCCCGGCATCCTCCGGCTTCAGCACGCCTTTCCCTTGCCCTTCGGCATCGGCGGCATCCCTTTCGGGGGCGCTCCCTTTGCGAACGGGTTTGGCTTGCTGCTTGGCTTCGACTTGCTTGCTTTCTTGCTCATTTGGTGTTGGTTTCGTTGTTTCTGTTTTTGGCGGGACTTCACCCGCTGGATTGGTTTCTTGGCTGGAATCAGTGACGGGCGAGGAAGAATCTTTCCACTCAATCAATCTTTTCGCATCTTCAACCTTCGGAATCACGTCACCATTGCGGAAATACGAGAGACTCGCTCGCTCCTTGGCAAGATCATTGGTTTTCTTGTCCGCGTTTTCTCCGCCTCCAAAGGCTTCGACAAGTGCTTTGAAGTCATCGTGATTCTTATTAGGGCAGGGGAATGGCATAGCGGTAGGGTGGTTCAAAGGCCGTCATCATCTTCGTCTTCATCTTCATCGAAAGCAGGCGCGGAGTCGGGTTCAACCGAAACTCCCGACCTTGCCGCTTCCCATGTCCCAAGCCGGTCCAGCGGGTCTTGCGGGTCGGATTCATCGAATGGTATGCGGTCGAAGCTCATTTTGTCAGAAAGTTGAATCCCATCTTCTCAGCTTTCGCAAGCTGCTCCTCGGCCTTGTCGAACGCCTCAACGTCAACCTCGATCTGGTAGCCGTCGATTTCCTTGGTGATGGCCTTGATCTCATCGAAACACGCCTCGTAGGAGTCGCCGCAGGCTACTACGCTGCCGACGATCTCAGCGGGCGAGTCCTGGGGTAGCACGTAGTATTCCTCGCCGATGCGGATGGCATTGTGAATCCGCACCTGATCGCGGAACTTCTCAGGGATGATGATCGGCTGGAAGTTCTCCATCGCCCATGACGAGTGAATGACCGCTTGAACTCCGAACTCGGCGCGCTCTTCCGGCTCGATGACCTTGCCGTTGGCTCCATACCAAACGATGTCCGCGAAGTTGGTGAACATGAAGCTGTAAAGCTCTCCGGGAGGCGATGGCATCCTCATGGTCGCGTCGATCATGTAGGGAACCTTGTCCTTGCCGATTCGTGTTTCGTCGCTGATGAATCCGCGATAACCAGCCTTCTTGAAGTCAGGCGTGAATGTTTCGGTGAATCTCCGCACCGGCTCGGGGATGTTCTCACGCTCCATCATCCTCCCAACGTAGGCGCAATCCTTGATTTCGATCCCGGTGAGGGAACAATCCGGGAACTTCCCGTCGATGCACCATGTGTCGATTCCAAGCTCGATCCGGTCGGGCAATGCGTCCTCGACAAGGAACCTGGTTGATTGAGAGAACGGACCAAGATCGTATTCCAGCTTGTCCAGACGCGGCTTGATGTAGCGGTAATCCTTCGCGTAGAGGGTTTCCATGGTGCCGCGCCATTTGTTCGTCTTGACGTATTTGTCACCGTGGGTTTTGAGGAATGCCCGCAGCTTCTCCATGCCGGTGATGACTTGGTAGGGTGCCACCGGCAAACCCTTTTCCTTCATCTGCTCGCGGCACTTGATCCGGTCGATCTCCAGTTCTTCGGCCATCCGGCTGCCCCACACGGCCTTGCCTTGGCCTTCCAGCCAGACTTGCAGGGTTCCAAAGTATATGTCGAAGAACACATACAAATCCACATCGTCAAAGTGATCGTGAACGTCACTCACAACCTCGATGCCTTCCAGACCTCTGCCGATCTCAGCGTCATTCTGCCGGGGTGTCCCGCTCACCCAGCCGGGATTGCAGTAATAGACCTTCTTCATGCTCTTTGCCAGCATCACGGCGGCATCCACGAAGATTCCGGTGTCCACGACCATGCAGGTTACGTCTTTGGTCTTTTTCATAGGTTATCCGCAAATGATGCGGCGGAGGTATTCCGCCTTGGTTTCCTTGTGGTCGCTCAAAGCGTCTGATTCGTAATCAGCTTTGGAAAGTCTGTTTCTAACCTCACGCGCCGCCTTTGACTTGCCCTTGGTGATGGTTTCAATGTGGGCGTCAAGCTCTGGGTTGCCGGTCTGGGATTCTGCGGGATTCGTTTCCGCTTTCGTTTCCTTCGGAGTCTCGTCAGCAGCAGGAGTCTCCGGCGCGGAGACTTTTCCCTGCTCCTTGCCTATCGTTGTCACCTTTACTTTGTCATGGACGAAATCCATTTCCATGCGGTGCCGTGTCATCCCATCCTCGCCCGATCCAATGAACACGCTTTCGCGCTGACTCATCTCTGGAAACCGCTCATTAAGTTCCTTGAAAGCCTTCGCTCCAACCTTGGCTGCATCCTCCGCCGTCCCGTCATACGGGTAGGTGAATACTTTATCGGACAGCGGTTCAGTGTCGAGACCACGCGGCTGGATGGCTATTGAGTTCGGCGAAACCGAGTAATCCCTACCGGGAAACTTGTTGCGATCCTTAGCGTCTTTAGCCATCCGGTCCGCGTCATTCTTGGCCATGATGTCGCGGGCCGTTTGCTTCTTTGCTTCGATGATTTCTTTTCGAGACTGCGCCTGTTTCATTTCCGGCTTCGTTACCGGAGCTTCGGCTTTCGCTTCGGAATCCCCAACCGGCGCAGCACTTCCTTCAACTGGCTCAACACTCGCGGGTGGTGTCTCCCCAACTGGCACGTCTGACACTGGCACCTCCGCCACCGCCGGGGGTTCGGTCGGGGTCGTTTGATTGTTCGGCTCATTGGGTGTTGGCTTCTTGAATTCTCCAAGCGCCTTGGCGTTCTGGTCGTGCGCCTCGTTCTTCAACCGCTCGTTTTGCAGGCGGGTATTCTCCGCGTTGGTTCTGGCCTGTTCATCGGTTATGCCGTCACGTTGATTCTTCCATGAAGTGAAATCTTCCGGCTTGGTTTCAACCTCGTTCGGGAAAACTCCGCCGATTTCCTTGAACGCATCCCTTGCCGCCTGTGTGAATCCTTCCACGTTGTCGTATTTCGATAGATCGCCGTTCCAGCGGTTCGCGAATTCATTGGCGTGTTCCTCAGAAACCCCTTGCTTCATGAGTGACCGGACGATCATCTTCCGGCCAACGATTTGTTTTCCGGTTTCCTTCGGTGGTTCAGGGATAGGAGGTTGATCGGTTGGAGGTGTCGGAGACTCGCCTTCGACTGGCGGCGGTTCGGCGGCTTTTCCGCCCGTCCCATCGGTAGGAATGATCGGCTTCGGAGCTGGCGCTTCTCCGGTAGCGTCCGGCGGTGGTTTCTCGCCTGGTTTTCCCGGTTCCGGCATGCCGGTAACGGAACGGTGAAGAGCGCCCATGACGAGGTTTTGCAACACAAACGGGGTGATACTACCCTTGAATTCATCTGCCGCCTTCTTCCAGTCCGGCAACTCGCCCTTGGTGATGGAGTCATACATGACGCCGGAAAGTGTCATCAGGGCCGCGTCGGACGTTCCACGCACCCCGGCCTTGACCAGAATGTTCTTGGCGATTGGCAACATGGAAACTGCCTCTGGCGCGAAGCCAAGCGATCCGAAAGTCACCCCGCCACGCGCCATGGAGTTCATCACCGAAAGGACGTTGATCGGTGAGCCGTCCGGGTTCTTTTTGTCGTTCACCCAATCGGTGAGCTTTTCAGCTCCGCCGACACGTACCCCGGTTGCGAAGTTCTGAGCGACGGCTTCAAGTTTCGGAGCGGCTTTGCCAGCCGCGATGGCGGCTTTGCCGGATTCCGTGAGCGCCTTACCAAGCAATTTCCCTTCAACCTTCACCGATCCGCCAACCGGATTCCCAAGGCATGAAATCAAAAGCGGTGCCATCGTTCCGAGCATTTCGGAACCGGGATTCTTTTTGGCATTCGCCGCTTGCTGAAGTTCCATTTCCTTCATCGCTCCGGGACCAAAGACGGCTGAGAACACGCGCTTTTGAAGTGACGCGGCGGCGGTCGCGCCGGCCATTCCTCCAGCGGTAACGGCTGCAAATTCTCCTGGTCCGCTTGGAATACCTAGCAACCCGCCTATTGCCGCACCAATGACCGTCCCGATTGCCGGGATGGTATTCATCACCAATCCGCGACCGGCGGTTTCAAGCTGACCCTCCGCAGGTCGTCCCGGCATCATCCGCTTCCATTCGCGATCCAAGAACCCCTGATCGACGGTCGGCTTCCAAGCGTTGTCCTTCGCCCACTGCTTGACGAAATCCGCCTTGATGGCCTCGCTATCCTCGATGGTTGCGGCATTCTTCCATGCCTTTTGGACTTCCGCCGGTTGCTCGACAAACCACTTGTGAAAGACTTTCGGGTCGCCTGGATCTTCCGGTTTGAGACTCAGGCCGTAAAGCCCCTTCACCAGCGCCTCGCCAGATTGGATGGACAATTCACCCTTGCGAACCTTTTCGGCAACCTGTTCAGGACTGGCACCAAGTTTGATGATTTCCTGATTCAGAGCTTCCGAATCGTCCTTGTTTTTAGACTGTCCGAGAGCGTCGAACACGGAAGCGACGAATTCAGCGTCCTTGAGCGGGCCTTGCGAATCGACTCCAGGAGCGCGTTGCAGGTAGAGCGGAATCCCATCGGTTGACGGAACGACGTTGCGGGCTATCTCCATCCCCGCCTTGGAGTTCACAAGGTGGAAGAACGGGTTTCCTTTTCCGTCATGGGTCAGGAATCCGATTTGGTCATCACCGGCTGGGCCTCGCGTGACTTCGGAAATCCCTGATTCCGACGTGTTGATCTTGATCTTCTCAGGATTCTTTAGTCCCCCGATGGATTGCGAGATTGCCGCCACCTTGTCCTGGTCGTTCATCGCGGCAAGCGATTTTGGCACGGGGGGTTCAGCCTGAGCCGGCGGATTTGTGCCAGAGTCTGAAGATTCCTGGGATTCTGGCACAGGCTTCCCATCCTGTTTCGGTTTTGTGCCATCCGCAGTGTTTGGTTGCGGTGATTGCGGCAAAGTATCATTTGATACTTTTCCATCCGATTTCGGTAATTGAGCGCCCTCGCCGTCCGATTCCTCGTCATCCGTGCCGTTGATGTAGCCGTGAACCACCGGATCAATACCAGATTCTTGCCCCATCTCCGCCCCGGCTAGGATTTCAGCGGTTCCTGCATCATCTTCCGGGAGATTCAGCTCCAGCTTGATTCGCCGCGCCCGCAAGGAAAGCTGCTGAGCATAGGCCGCGTTGTGCGCTTTGACCAGCGCATCATGCTTCGCAAGCTCCGGGTCGTAGGCTTTCTTGGCGATGGCGTAGTCCTGCTTCGCCTTGGCGAGCGCCTTGTCTCTCGCGACCTTGGCTTCCGGGTCGTTCATGCGCTCCGTTTTTCCAGTAAGAAGATTTTGACGCTCCAAAATGCCTAAATCTGGATTCATCTTCCACTCATCCTCCTTGAACGCTTCCAGATTCTTCTTGGCTTCCTTGAACGCCTTCGCTGCCGGAGTCCATGCCGTCGCATGATTGTTGATCGCCTGAATGATCTGATTCCTTCCGAAATCCGCCCGCAACTGGTCTTGTTTCAGGTCGTTCTTTTCCTGCCAGCGCGGGTCATGGCCGGTCACAACTCGCACCGGAGCGCCGAAAGAGTCTTTTTCTTCGGTGTAAATCTGCCCGGTCTTCGGGTCGGTTTGGGTCTTGTCAACCACGGCTTTCGTTTCCCCGTATGGGTTGCGGTAAACGTGTCCGGGTTGAACATTCTCCGCCCCGGTGACTCCCGTAATGTCGCCAGTCGGAGCGCCAACAATCGCCTTCGTCAAATCCATGTTGGCCGATTCCGGCGTCTGCACCCCGACCGTCCCGGGGAGTTTTCCGGTTTTGTATTCAGGCGAGCCGTCCGGGTTGGTGGCGACGCTTTGATGGCCGGTGATCGGATCGGTCGCGCCTTTGACTCCCTGCGCCTTCATCATCCGCACCTGACGCAACCTTTCAGCTTCCGCCTGCTTGGCCTTCTGCGCCGTCACCTGCGCCATCATCCGGCTTTGAGCGTCCTGCTGCCTCAGATTGTCCCGCTGAGTCTCCGCCGCCTGTCTGGCTTGATCCTGCGCGGCCTGCGCTACCCTCTGCTGGTTCGCTTGATCCTGCTGCGCAAGCTGCCGCTGTCCTTCTGCCGCCAGCCTCGGATTCGACGTGCTCCGAGCCATCGTCTGCGACTGAGGATCAACCCCGACAAATCCCTGTCTGGCTTGCTGGAAATACTGATCGACTTCCGGGTCGTTGAAATCGCGCCATGTGGACATGCCGGGAATGTGAACACCCGCGCCCCTGTGAACTTAGGGGCGCATTAAGAGGGGAAATTGCACCGGGCCGTGATTCGGAGACTGCCGGGCCAGCCTGATCGGCGGGATGAAAAACCATAGAACCGCCCGCTTTTACGGACTCTTGACGGCTTATCCGTTACCCCGAGGGATTGGGGAAATTGGTTGCAGGTGCGGGAATCGAACTCGCATGACGAGGGTATGGGCCTCGGGACTTACCAATTGTCTTACCTGCGGTTGAAATTCAAGGCACCGCCGAAACCTTCGACACGAATGCCGTGATGAGGGTAGCGGTTGCCGCCGGCGTGGATTTCCGGGGAATCGTGAGAGTCAGAACGACCTTTGGCTTGTCGCCTTCAAATGTGAAGTTGACGGTGTGATCGGTATGGATCGGCCCGTGGTGGTGTGAGATTTTGGTGAGCTTTGTCATGGCGGGGTGATTTTCGGCTATTCGAGGGCGGGTTATACGGGCGCAACTCCAACGAAATTCGGGTTGTCTTCGGGATTCTTCCTGAACATCGGTGCCATCGTGCAAATGACGGTGGTATTCCCGGCCAACTCGATCCCGTAGTTTGTCGATCCGTCGCGGCAATTTTCAATCACGAACTGCCCGAAAGTCCCGGAAGCCAGTTGTTCCATCGTGATTCCAAGCCGTTTCAGGCCGCGTTGGATTCCATTCTCAACCTCCCCCTGCCACTTCGCAATGAACTTGTCCCGCATTTCGTTGAACCGTCGTTGCATTTCATCGGAAGCGAACGCCTCAACGTCAATCAGAGCCTCGGATGCCTTCGGAAACCTCACCACTTTGCCGGTTTGATCCTCACTCATGGCCGGATGATGGTCGAATCCAGCCGGGTGTCAATCAGAATAGGTCGGCCATGTGTTTGACCCGCTGCCAACTGCGCATGTCCTTTGGATCGTGCTCCTTGCGTCTAATCAGCCGGAACGTGCTGGCAGACGGAAGGACGGTCCAGCCCATCGCCAGACACATCACATCGTCATCGTGACACCCGTTGGCCGCTTCCGCCTTGCCGCTGCTCTTCACCACGAAGTTCTTCAATTCCTTGCAGGTCTCCAAGCTAAAGACCTCTATTTCATGGCTGCGGATGGCCGACGCCAGACGGTCGATGATATACCGCCGCTGGTCATCATTGGAGAGCTTGAAGCCGTATTGTTCAACAATCGTTCCAAGGCGGGCGCTTTCCGGTTTGCGCTTGTAGAGCGGAACACCAGCGTCTTTCAGATAGGCCAAAACTCCAAGACCCTCGTTCACTTCGAGCGCGACAAGCGCGTTGCCGTAGTATTTCGACAAGCGGGCCATGTGACCGGCCATGATGTCGTTGTCGGAGTAAAACGGGCTTTTCACCCGCGCAACCTGCTTGGCAGGCCTCCAAATCCCCATGTCCCTATCGTGATACCCATCCCGGAGAACCATCACGGAATTCCTGTCAGGGTCCGCGCCGATAGTCTGGCTTTCACCGGTCGCCGGATCTCCTATCACAACGTAGCGCAAACCGTCCATCGGATGCTCGGCAATCTGGATTTCCCCGCTTCCGTCATGCACGGGACTGAAAGAAACCCTCTTGTACGGCTGGGTGACGAGGTATCCGGTATCGAAGGTTGACCGCTTGGCGATTGCTTCCATGTCGAGGATCGCCGGGATGTCGAAGCGCGGGCTGCCGCTGGCGGTCCAACATGACACGTCATCGGACGGGTAGTAGAACTTGAACACCCGAGAATCTCCGTTGCAGACGTTTCGGATCGTATCCCTGCGCCAGCCGATTTGCTCCCATGACCAGCCGTAAAGCTCGATGCCTTCCCGCTCGTCATCGGTCAGAGTCTCCTTGAAGTGGTTGATCTCGACTGCGGAAACCGGCTCATTCCGCTTGTTGTCCGTGAACTCCCACCATGCCGCGAACACCTTCACCCATTGCTCTTCGGGACAGATTCCCTTGGCGTGCATTTCAATGAACTGATCCAGCGTCACCGCGTTGCAGTAGGTGTCGTAGAACCATCCCTGAGCGCCTTCCGGGGTGGACTCGGCAATGCAAACCGTTTCCTTGCCGGACAGTGACGGCAACACCGCCGCCATCGTCTTTTCGCTGTTCTTGACAGTCGTTTGAGGCCACTTCGCGACTTCCGAGAAATGCCCCAGGTGCCGGGTGCCGCCAACCCCGGCGTTGGGATTCTCCGCCGTATCGACTGTCCATTTCGATCCATTGTCCCACACCAGCGAATAGGCGGTGTCCCCGGTGATCCGGTGTCCCCACGGGAAGCGGTCAACCTTGGAATACCCGCTGACCTTCTCCATCAATTCCTGAGAGTGCGCCTTGATGTCGCTGATGGTGATTCCCTCGCTGCGGAACCGTTGGGAGTGGTGATAGACAATATGAGCGGCGAACGAGCTGCACCCGGCCCGCCTCGGCTTCACGCAAACAATCCTCACCTTCACCCCCATCTGTCGCAGCGTCTCATACGCCTTGCTCATCCGCAGTTGCAGGACGTTCGGCTCCGGTCTGATCTCCCGGTTGTCCTTGTCCCGGATGGTGACGAATGTTGCGAAGTGGACGGCGGGACTCTGCAACGCCAGCACCATCAGTTCATCCGCCGACTTCCCGGCCAGCATGTTGCGGAACCACTGTAATTCCTTCGCCACTTCAGGCGGTGGCGGTCCAGGTTCGATTTCAAGGATGTCCAGCGCGTCGGCAATCATTGGCTGCCACCCTACGCTTCACCGGATGACCGGCAACGGGCGCAAAACTTCACCCCTTCACTTCATCCCACCTGGCTTGCTTGCCCCTCCTGATCGTCCACGGGGCGAATCTACGGCGCATGTTGCACGCCTGCGAGACAGTCACGCCCATGCTCTTCGCGATGCTCTTGGTCTTGCGATTCCAGTCGATCTTGCGCCACAGTTTCAGCCGCGCCTCATTCCGCGCCTTCATCGACGGATAGACGTTATCCTTGACGAATCCAAGCGCCATCCTCTCAAGTTTCCTCTCCCTTTTCCACTTCCTCTTTCGCTCAAGGAATGCTGCCACCGCCCGTTTCCCGCCTTCCGTCTGGCGATACCAGGCGTTGTAGCCGGGATTGATCCGGCCATCGGGAAGGCGGGCTTTGGGCTTTTCCATATCGGTTTCCACGGCGGAGGGTCGAACTTCCGCCGTGTGGGTTGGGGTTATTCCATCATCATCGCTTTGACGACGCCCCTGAAAAGCGCATCCTTTCGGCGCTGCTCGACCGGTAGTTGATCGTAAGGAATGATGCACGGATGGGTTTTCTTTTCCGAGTCCTTTTCGGGACCGTATTGCCACCCACCGGCAACCTTGTCCGCACACCATGCTTCATGCTGGGCGCTATCCGGCGCATCAGGATTCTCCACGGTGAAAGCAACACCCTTGATGGCGCTTTCCTTCTGCCAGTCGGGAGCGGCGGTCCAATCGGGTTGAGAGTTGTCCCCGATGGCTTCACAGTAAGCCTTGTTGGCTTGATGGCACACACATGCGATTTGTTCGTTTGTCATTTTGTTTTTGGTTGTGCGGGATACCGTCCCACGGCGGAGATCATTCATGGATACAGATCGTGATCGTAAAGCCACCGGTTCAAGCATGACGCGATCCTTGCCGCCGGATAGCATACCTCTTCCTCGTCCATCGCGTCACCCTTCGACCACTCGCGCCGGTTCTGACGCGCCGCGTAGGCGAATCCCGCATGGATGGACTCATGAACGACAACCTCCATCCTGAGATATTTCCTGATGAATCCCATTATGCAGAAATACCGGCGGTCAACTTCCCATATCTCAGACTCTTCAATCCCGTCCTTGTCAATCTTGATGCGCTTGACAGCCAAGGCTGAAACAAGCGCCTGAGTCCGCTTGCAAACCGCGTCATTTCCAAGACAGTTCTTCCAGAAGTTTTTCAAATCCGAACGCTTCTCAAACACCAATACCTTCGCCCTGACCCTTGATTCATGCGACACCTTGATTTCAGCCTCACCGATAATTCCTGGTGCTTTAGGATTCCCGGACCACAGGCGCGGCAGAGGATGATTTGAATGGCGTAGTATCATTGGATTTCCTTTCACCCCGACCCCATCGGAGCGGCCATCATGTTCCACTCCCGAGCCAACTGCGAAGGGCACCAATCGGGACCGCTCATCTTCACCTCCCGCTCACGGATACACGCTATCGTCGTGCATCCCGGCTCATACCTCAGAACCGCACGGCTCCCGCAGTCGCAACGCTCAAGCGAATGCGAAGCCTTCTCAAGCTCTTCATATAACTCGCGGCTTTCGATTTGTGAATCTTTCATGGCTTACCTTCCTCCTGTTCCTCACCCGGCCCTGACGGCTCATCCAGCAGCGGAGTGAATTTAACTGAATCCTTTGGTTGCGGTGATTCCACATCCACCCGCTTTCCCGTCAGCGGATCAATGTAGAACCGACCCTTTTCGTCAACCATCACCGGAGCCTCGTAGGTTTCCATCGCACTCGTAAACGGCTTCGGGGCTTCCACTGTCTCCGTGCTCTTGAATTCCTCCCATCTCCCCAACTCTTCCAGCGCCTTGTCCTTCATCCACTGGTGAGGCTCCGTCACACCCCGCTCCGCCTTGTCAACCCAACTGGCAGAAACCTCCCCCAACACCTCAGCCAGCTCCGCCTTCGTCAACCCAAGCCGCTTCCGCTCAGCCCGCAACCTCTGCCCGAATGTTTGTTCCTTCTGAGTCATGGATGGATAATGCGCCTTACTTGCGCGTTTGTCAATAACGTAAATCTTGCGCATTCACGCAATCGCGTAGGTAATAAAAAGCCCGGTCGGGGGCTTTCCAACTGCCGACCGGGCATCGCCTGCGAAGCAAACCTCCTGCGACAAAGGCCCAAGTGCGGCGACACGCGATAAATGTACCACCCTTGCGTAAAGGTCAACCTTTTTCCTTGACTCCGCACAAGCTAGGCGCATTATCCTGCCATGAACTCCAACCAACACCCCGTCATCCAACCCTGCCCCGCTTGCCTCGGCACTCGAATCCACATCGGACTTGCCTGCCGCCCCCTCCGTCCCTGCCAAGCCTGCAACGGGACTGGCAGACTCGTCACCACTCCCATCCGACCCTTCCTGCCAACGGACTCCTTGCGGCCATCCCACAACCGCGTTGTCCAAGCCCTCGCCAGACTCTCCCCAAGCGGCCTATACGTCCACCTCCGCAACCACGCCGCAGCATGACCAACATTCGCACAATGCTACTGGAGCAACGAATCCTCGAACTGGAAGCTCGAACCGAGCCGAAGCGGATGATGCTGTTGTGCGGACAGTCAAATCGTGTGTGGCACTATCTGGCTGGACGTTATCCTGGAAGCGTTGGGATGCTCATATCGCCAAGTTACGCGGCAAGGGTGCCACTTGACCCGTGGATGCCGTTCGTGGTGGACAATGGAGCGTTCATCGCATGGAAGGCGGGCTCTTCATGGGAACACGATGAATGGCTTAATCTGCTCGAAAAGTTGAGGCAACAAGGAAAGTTTCCTAGGTGGATTGCTGTGCCTGATGTGGTTGGTAATAGAGAGGGAACAATTCGCGCTTGGAACGAATGGTCCGAGATTGCGAGAACATACGGCCCGCTTGCATACTGCGTTCAGGACGGTATGAAACCTTCCGATGTTCCGCGAGATGCCGACGTGGTGTTTGTCGGTGGAAACGACGGATGGAAGTTCCCGAACCTGCCGATGTGGACGGAGAATTTCCCGCGAGTCCACTGCGCACGGGTGAACGAACCCGCGATGATTGAACGGTGCGAGGAATTGGGATGTGAATCAGTGGACGGCACGGGATGGTTCCGTGACCCTTCGAGGAAGGACAAGGCTCCGGCAATCATCAACTTTGTGACAGGATACAGAAAATCAGCAAACCAACCGCAGCTAGCCCTATGAACACTTACAAACTCACCCATCGCTGCAAATGTCCGAACGGGACTTTGGTGGATTGCTATCAAATCACCGTCCGCAGCGAATCAACCATCATGGTCGAGTCAATCCTTGAGACTCTCAAAACCGCCCCGGAAACGATCTACCAAGAAGATTTAGCTACCCACTTGAGGAATTCGCTTGGTGCGGAAATAACCATTGAAGGATGGCATCACGGGGTGTTTGTTTCGGCTTTCAGACAATAAACCCATGATCGACCCCGCCTCCATCCTCGCCCTCACAATCGCCGCCGCCCTCGCTTGGATGGCCGCATCAGCCTGCCGTAGCCATGACTGACCCCCTCGCCCAGCCCGGTGTCATCAAGATACCCCTCGGTCCCGTCGAGTCCGCTATCCTCCGAGCCACAGGCGAACGCTGCTTTGTCATCGTCGGAAGGGAAACCTACCCCGGCGACCCATCCAGAATGGCCATCTACTGCCTGCCAGTCACCTTGGAGGTTGCCCGTGACGCTGAATCAGTTGCACTTGGAAAGGCAAGGGCCGTCAGGATCAAGCCTCCCGGAGTGGGGATTGCAGACTGAAGGCCGCAGGGTGGAATCGAACCACCGACCAGTTGTTTACGAGACAACCGCTCTGACCTCTGAGCTACTGCGGCACCGAGACGCCAGCCCGGCGCAGATCGGAACCCCCCGGTCCATCCCCGCACTCTTGGCTGGCGATGGACCATGCCTCTATCGGGATGCTGACGAGCTGTCAAGGAATCCTTGACGGTTCAACTCGTAAGCGATGCTTACAGGTTGCCTACCTGTCCTTGTAGGATTCCATCGTGGCATTCAGCGCGACCAGGTATTTGCGCCAGTCCCGCACCTTGACCATCCGCTTTGCCTTGAGATACCGCCAGCCGTCGCGCCGGAGCGTCTGATAAAGCCCGTCCTTGTGCTGGATGATCCCCTGAAGGTCTTCCGCTTCACAATAGGCGTTCCACTGCGCCAACGTCGGCTTGGCTTCCGGCTTCTTTCTTGGCTTCTTGGCAATCGAGGATGATTCCTTCTTCAAAGACATGCATCCTCCGGCGGAGCCGGTGACACCGCTCGCGGACTCATGGGAACTCTTCAAAGATGGGGTACTCTTAGCTTCACGTTTCACGGCTTGCGGTAAAACGTGAAGCCGTGACCTGATTTTGTCTACTCCTTGCAAGGAATAGGCATTCGATCCGAACGCTCCGGCAATTCCTCTCCGCTGCCTGATCGTGAGCAATCCAATGGTCACAAGCTCCTTCCGATACTTCCGAACAAACTCCATGCTTTTGCCCATGATGTCTGCCAGCGTCTCTACCTTGGGAAACGGAACCGGACTATCGGGACCAACGTAGGCCTGCAAGAGCATGTAGAGGAATCGGGCAGGCATGGACACCCGATTATCCTTGATGAATCTGGCTTCAATATTGAAGGTCCAAATGTATTTCCTTTCGATTGTTGCGGCTTTGTCGGGATCGTTCATTGCTTTGAAAAGTCAGGGGTTGAGTTGACGCACCATTCGCATTCTTTCCTGCCATATCGTCCGGGTCCCTCCTTATCTCTGATTCCAACCCATCCCCACTGCCTTAGCTCGTGGAGCGCGTCAATGACTGCCTCCGATGTCGTGTTTCCAATCCTGACAAGATCGGCCACGCGCACCTCGCCGCCCTCTGGTTTGGCTGCCAGGTGCGCGTAAATCCCCTTTGCTGCCCATGACAGGCGGGGGTTATCGAGGAGGTCCCAAGGGACGGAAACGAATGGATCTGGTGTAGTCTGAATGCTCATGTGTTTGATGGGTGATGGTTGAAATGAAAAGGCCAGCACGGGAGGTTGCGGAACCGTGCTGGCCTTGTGGGAATGCTTTCGCCTCCCAGAGCTTCGACGATGAGCGCAACCTCTCGTCTGCCGCCATCCTGATTGGATCCTCCCACGGCGCAAGGATTTACTTTGGATTGCCGAAATATCCCAGTTGCGCCCCGTGGACTCCACCGGCCCGGATGCCCTCCCTTGCCATCACCCGCAGCGCCGGGAGCGTGGCATGCTCCGACAGATAGATCAGCTCGTATTTCACGCTCCGCCACAGTCGCTCGATGAAGACGTTGTCCATCCACCGCCCGCGTCCGTCCATGCTGATTTTCACTCC